TTGTTGAAAAAACAATTGTTGAGGAGCCAAAAAATATTGATATCGCGGAAGTCGAACCCCAAATCGAAACTCCAAACGAAGAAGTAGCGGAGCCGACAGCAGAAATCGTTACAGAATCTAAGGATGAAGTTTTTGACAAAGCTTCGACACTTTTAAAAACGATTAACTCTATTCAAAATCCGGAAGAAGAACCGGTTGCAGAACCCGTCGCTTTTGAACAAGTTTTAGAAAAATCTATAGAAAACCCGACATTTGAGCCTAATCCGGCGAGAGACCAAAGATTTTTGGACATAGTTAACTCAAAGAATACAACCGACAAATTCCATTATCTTATAATCACAGCTTATTATTTGTCAGAAATCGAAAACCTCAACAGTTTTTCGCTCAAACAACTTAACGCAAAATTGATGCAAAATTTGTCAACATTGATTGACCACACAATTTTACAAGATGCCTTAACCCAGCAGTTTATGGACATTGTACCTGACTTGACTGGAATGTCTGATGTTTGCGAATACAGATTGACGGACAAAGGCGAAGAGTTTTTCAACCAGATTTAGACTAATGAGAAAGTTAAAAGTGTACTCTTGAAAGTCTTTTCACGTTATACTTTTTACTTTTCACTATTTCTTTCCCTTGAAATTCCAAAAAATCGCGTTATACTAAAGATATAAAGCACATTGAAAGAAGAATATGGGGACGCTCTGGATTTGACAGAATGTTCGGTAAAAGTAAATTGCGAGTCTCGGCGCTGTTCCGAGTTATCAACGAGCAAAAACAAATTAAATGCTAAAAACGAAAACAACGTAGTTGTAGGCAACTTTGCACCTAGTTTCACATCTCGTGAAGCTTTAGCTGCTTAGTCTATAACTGCATAAGCTCCTCTATTTTTCTCACTTGCGGGGGGATAGGGGCAACAAAGCAAGTTGCAGTATGTGGATGGAAATAAAACATATTAAGACTTTTTCCAAAGCGCGTATCGCTTAAAACTGCTTTGCTAGGGTCAACGGGAATGATTTTACCCGGATTTTAGTGAGAGTTAACAAAATCTACACTCGTAGAGGTTTGCTTTAATCCATTTTGGACGTGGGTTCGACTCCCACCGTCTCCACCATTTTTTCAACAAAACAAAGCACATGTCCATTTTTTGAATGATGTATTTTATCATGCACTTTGGTTCTTATCGCCCAGTGCGAGCCGAAATGCACATTTAAGATATATTTGAGTTTTAGGCATGTTTTTTACCCATTTTAGTCGGAAGTTAGTATGAGCCAAAATGCATGGTTGTTCCGATTTCGTTCCGAAAGTGTGCATACCAGAAATTCGCATTTTTTGCCTCCTATCCCTAATATATTTGAATTACATGCCAATGAACGTTTTTTGCATTTAGTATGAGCCAAAATGCATTTTTCAGTTCCGTTTTTTGTAGAAAAAATCTAAATTTCATAGGTCAAATTTTACCTAATATTTATCGTTTCAAAACAGACACAAAAGTCGGAAGTGATATTCCAATTTTCGGCACTCGGAGTTATCGTGTGAGTATGGACGAATATATAGATATAAATAAAATAGCCGAAGCCAAGGGTTTAAAAAGTACAAGAGCAATAAGATTGAAGATTCAAAGCGGTCAATATATTGCTCGTGAAGTAACTGTTCAAGGCGGCAAATCCTACGAGATATTAATTCACTCTCTGGAATATGATATCCAGGCTCTTGTTAAAGAAAATCCTGAACCATTTTACTACCCTGCAATCCCTGTTAAAAGTTTTGTACCTGATACCGCCAAAACTATTGCACTTGCAAGAATAGATTTAATTAAGCAATGGGGGACATTTAGAATTAAATACTCCCCTCTGCACCAAGGTGATAAATTGTTTCTTGAAATATATAACAGTGGAGAATTTTTAAAAAGATTATTTAATATATTAGGAAAAACATCTAAAGGAACATTAAAAAGGTGGAAGCTGACCTATGATGAATTTGGAACATGGGAATCGCTTGTCCCACAGTATAAATATTCGAGTATAAATAATCACAAAACGATTCTCACTGATGAAATGATTAATATCTTTTTAAAATTTCTTTTACACCCAAATAAATTCAGTATGGGAAAAGCAATAAGTCTGACTATTCAAATATTGAAGAATAACAGAATTGAAGATATCCCATCAATAATAACATTCAGACGATATGCGGAAAATTTTAGAAAACATAATTTTGACAGATGGACTCTGATTCGTGAGGGAGAAAAAGCATACCACGATAAAGTGGAAGCATATATTGAAAGGGATATTTCAAAACTTGAAGTCGGTGATGTACTAATAGCAGATGGACACGTTCTAAATTTTCAAGTAATTAACCCGTTTACAGGCAAGCCTACGAGAGCAACACTCGTAGGCTTTTTAGATTGGAAATCAACAGCACTTGTCGGCTATGAAATAATGATGACTGAAAGTACTCAATGCATAGCTTCTGCTCTTAGAAATGCAATTATTAATCTTGGGCTTATTCCTAAAATAGTTTATCAGGATAACGGAAGAGCTTTTCGTGCAAAATATTTTCAGAATTGTGACTTCGAAGAGGCAGGATTTAATGGGGTTTATGAAAACTTAGGAATCAAATCAGTTTTTGCAAAACCCTACAATGCTCGTGCAAAAGTCATTGAGCGTTTCTTTTTAGAATTTCAGGAAGAATTTGAGAAATTAATGCCTTCATACACAGGAACTTCAATCGAGAATAAACCTGCGTGGATGAAGCGTGGAGAGAAATTCCATAAAGAATTACACCTAAAAACAACAGGCGGAAAAATTCCAACAGTGCAGGAAGCTATTAAATTAATAAATTGTTGGATTGAATATCATAATTCAAAGCCCTGCCCAAATGCTCCTGAAATGACAATTAAACAATGTTTAAACAGTATTCAAAAAGAGAATATAAATATATCGGCACTAGACGATTTAATGATGAAAACTGAAACAAGAACTATAAATAAACATGGAATAACCTTCCTTGGAATGCATTACAGAAGCGATTCAATATTAGGGCTGAGAGAAATGGTTAATATAAGATACAGCTTATTCGATCTTTCAAAACTTCATGTTTATTCCACAAAAGGTGAATTTATTTGTATTGCAAAACGTGAAACCAAAGTCCACCCAATGTCGTATCACCTCGGAACAGTAAAAGATATGGAAGATTTTAAACAAAAAATTCAAAAACAAAAACGTACAAAAAATAGAATTATAAAAGAAGTCAAAAAATATTTACCAAGTACGGATATAAAATTCTTGGAACAACAAATTGAAGATGAAATTATAGAAGCCGAACCAGCGAATGTCTATGAACTTCGCTCTGTGGAAGAAACAGCTGCAAAAGTCAATGTGTGTCCGAGAACCATTGCCAAATGGAAACTCAAAGGCGACTGGGACGTAAAGCGCAGAAAGTTTCTGCAATCAAAACAAGCCTTTCATGAGGAACTGTATGATTTTGCACGAAAAATAATGAAAGAAATAAAAACAGATTTAGAAAATGGCGAAAAAATTGATACAGGTAGAATGTATGCATTTACAAAAATGCTTCCTTTGATTACAAAAATCAAAGAATACGAAGATGTAGCAACTCTTATGAAAGATAAACCTGCTGAAAGCAAAGGTTTAACAAAAGAAATTATTAGAACGATTGAAGAAGAAATTCTTGGAATGAAGTCGAATGAACTTGAATAAATATTTTTTACCCTACCAAATAAGATGGCTAAATGACAAATCTTCCATAAAAATATGGGAGAAATCAAGACGTATCGGTGCAACTTACGTTCAAAGCTACGAAGATGTTCGAGATTGTGTTGCAAAAAATGTTCCCTCTGTTTGGTTTTCATCCGCCGATGAAAGTGCTGCAAAAGAGTATATTGAATATTGCGAGCAATGGGTAAAATTATTTCACGCCGCCGCAAAATCAATGGGTGAAGTTGTTATCGACTCGGAGAAAGATATAAAAGCTCTTGTAATTGAATTTGCAAACGGGACAAAAATACACGCTCTGAGTTCAAATCCGAAAGGATTCAGAAGTAAAGGCGGTAAAGTTATTTTAGATGAATTTGCCCACCACGATAATCCTTTTGAACTATGGAAAGCAGCAAAACCTTGTGTAACTTGGGGATTTCCTTTGAGGATTTTATCTACCCACAATGGACAAAGCTGTTTGTTTTTCAAATTTATTCAACAAATTTTAAAAGGAATTTTAAAATGGGCATTGCATACAACGTCGGTTCAGATTGCTGTTGAAGAAGGACTTGTTGATAAAATTTATGGCAGAGAAACAACGAAAGAAGAACAGGAAGAATGGCTTGAAGAACAAAGAGCAAACTGTTTTGATGAATATACTTGGTTACAGGAATACTGCTGTGTCGCAATTGATGAAGCTTGTGCATTTCTTCCATATAATCTAATTGCAACCTGCGAATGTAATGATATTTTAAAATCGCTAACAGATGTAATCGGCGATTTATATGTTGGAACGGATATTGGTCGTAAAAAAGATTTAACCTGTATTTGGATTCTAGAAGTTTTTGAAAAAGTAAAATATACACGAAAAGTTGAAATTTTAGAAAAAACTCCATTTCATATTCAAGAAGAAATTCTATTTAGCATTTTAAAGCATCCCAAAATGAGACGTTGCTGTATTGATGCGACAGGACTTGGTATGCAATTAGCAGAATCAGCTCAAAGGAAATTTGGCAAATATCGAGTCGAAGCACTCTCTTTTACCAATAAACTTAAAGAAGAATTGGCTTATACAACTCGAACTAATTTTGAAGACAAAACTGTGTATGTCCCTGCCGAACAGGAAATACGAGAAGATTTGCACTCCGTAAGAAGACAAACAACTACTGCCGGAAATATTCGATTTGATGTTGAAAAATCGGATGTCTCAGGACACGCTGACAGGTTTTGGGCTTTAAGTCTTGCTCTGCACGCTGTTGAAACAAACAGCGGTCCAATAAATATCGCAACAAGAAAAAGGCGAGAAACAGTCGAAATGACAAGAACATTCTAAGCGGTTTTAAATGGTGTTTTTAGTTTTTTGCACACAGATAGACCCAATTACCCCTAAAGATTCAATACAAGAAAATTTAAACGCTTTTTAAACGGTGTTTCAGATAACCCCCAATGAGAAAAATTATGACAGATGAAATTTTAGAAAACAAAAATACAAAACAAACACTTTCAAATGAAATTGCGACAAGAAAACGTTCGCTGAATTTCTATTCTTTGGGGTATATGCTTCCTGATCCCGACCCTGTCCTCAGAAAACAAGGCAAGGATATGAAAATATATAGGGAATTGCTCTGTGATGCACACGTTTTTGCCTGTACTCAATCGAGAAAAGCAGGAGTATTGTCCCTCGAATGGGATATTAATAGGGGTGCAGATAAAGATAAAAATAGTCAGCTTATTGAAAACTTATTTAAAAAAATAGATATTTATCAACTTATTAATAATATTCTTGATGCATCGTTCTTTGGTTTTCAACCGATAGAAGTCTTATGGCAGAAAATTGATAATTTAGTTTTACCGTCAGCCCTTGTGGCAAAACCTCCTGAATGGTTTTGTTACGATGAAGAAAATAATTTAAAATTCAGAACCAAAGAAAATTATTGGGGAGAAGAATTACCCGATAAAAAATTCCTTTGTCCGCAATCAAATGCAAGCTATGATAATCCTTACGGAGAAAGAGTTCTTTCTCGAGTTTTCTGGCCAGTTACTTTTAAAAAAGGCGGATTGAAGTTTTGGATTTTATTTTGCGAAAAATATGGAATTCCGTATTTAATAGGAAAACATCCCAGAGGTGCCTCTAAAGATGAAACCGAAGCTCTTGCGGATTTACTTGAGGCAATGATTCAAGATGCAGTTGCTGTTATTCCTGATGACAGTTCTGTTGAAATTATGGAGGCTGATAAATCCTCATCTGCCGATGTTTTTCAATCTTTAATAGATGCGATGAATGCTGAAATTTCAAAAGCTATCCTAGGACAAACTCTTACGACTGAAATTGGAAGTACAGGAAGTTATGCTGCAAGTCAAACTCATATGGGTGTTCGTCAGGATATTATTGATTCTGATAAAAAGATTGTTGAAAAAACCATCAATCAATTAATCAAATGGATTTATGAACTGAATTTTCCTAATCAGGATATTCCTCAATTTGAAATGTATGAAATTGAAGATGTAGATTTAACTCTAGCTCAAAGGGACAAAGTGCTTGTCGATTGCGGAGTTAAATTCACAAAAAAATACTTCATTAAAAATTACGGATTTGATGAAGAGGATATAGAGATTGCAGAGGTTAAAAAGCCATCTGCGTTCAAACAGTTTAATGAAACAAAAGATGAAAAAGTCGGACAAGACGAAATTGATGGATTATTTGATTTGATTTCTGAAGAAGAACTTCAAGAGATTTCAAAAGCTACATTAAATCCACTATTAAAACAGCTTTCTAAATGCAAAACAGAAGAAGAATTTAGAAAAATTTTAGATGAAAAGAATTTAAAAACCGATAAATTTGAAGAAGTTTTATCCAAAGCTCTCTTTTTATGCGAAGCGCAAGGGAGGGCAGATGGACTTGATTAAACCCCAATTAAACCCAAAGCAACTCCGATTTTTTGATATGTTTTCAGGCATCGGCGGATTTAAAATTGCACTAGAAAGAGCAGGTTTTAAATGTGTCGGATACTGTGAAAATGATAAATATGCAACAAAATTGTATCGAGAATTTTTTAACACAGAAGAGGAGATGTACTTCAATGATGCAACAACAATCAGAACCGATGAATTGCCAGACTTTGACATCTTGTGTGCAGGATTTCCTTGCCAAGCTTTCTCAATTGCTGGGAAAAGACGAGGCTTTAGTGAGTCCAGAGGCACAATGTTTTTTGAAGTCGCAAGGATTTTACGAGACAAAAAACCCAAATATTTTATACTCGAAAATGTTAAAGGGTTACTTAACCACGAGCGTGGAGGAACTTTTGCTACTATCGTTAAAATTCTCACCGACCTTGGGTATTCAACTCAATGGCAGGTTCTTAATTCTAAGTTCTTCGGCGTTCCTCAAAACAGGGAAAGAGTGCTCCTTGTCGGATGTCTTACAGGAGAATGTATCGGAAAAGTATTTCCTATCTCCTCAAATGATGCAAAAAATATTAGTAACTTGAATACAGTTGCGATTACCAAAGGCAAATCGCAGGGCAATAGAGTTTATTCGGTTGATGGAATAAGTTCCTGCCTAACTTCAAACGGAGGTGGACAAGGCGGTAAAACAGGACTTTATTTCATTAATAAACCAAGATTTGATACCTACAAAGCCTCCGATATTGTTCAAACTTTAAAAGTCGCAGGTGATACCCCTTTAATGAGAGTCCGAAACGGAACTAAAAAAGGATACGATGAAGCCTCAATCGGAGATGGAATAAGTCTTGGTTATCCAACAAGTACAACGCGAAGAGGTCGTGTCGGTAAAAAAGTCTCACAAACTCTTGATACCCATTGTCAGATGGGTACAATTGATAAATTCAGGATTAGAAGATTAACTCCGCTTGAATGCTTCAGACTTCAAGGATTCCCTGATGAAATGATTAAAAAGGCATATGCACTTAAAATTTCTGATGCCCAATTATATAAAATGGCAGGAAATGCTGTTACGGTAAATACTATTTATGCTGTTTTAAAGAGGATTGCGGAGGTAGAAAATGCCTGATTTAAAAGCAATGTTCAAACTATCCCCATCAATGGCTATAAAATATTTCAAGAATAAAAATAATAAACTTTCTTGGGATTGGCACGAAGTTTGGCAATCCGCACACAAAAAGTCGTTTACTGTTGCAAAATTAATGCGAGAAGATGTTTTGCAGGATATTAGAGATTCACTTGATAAAGCACTTAAAGAGGGTAATACTTTTCAACAATTTCAAAAAGAGCTAAAACCAACTCTTCAGAAAAAGGGTTGGTGGGGAGAACAATTTGTCGGTGATTCTCAGGGCAATATTGAAAAAGTAGAAATGGGCTCACTCAGCAGATTAAAAACAATTTATCAAGTTAATATGCAAACTTCCTATATGGCAGGTAGGTATAAAACCCAGCTTGGAAATGTAGATGACAGACCATACTGGCAATACGTTGCAGTTATGGATAATAGAACACGCCCCGAACATGCAGAATTAAATGAAAGAACTTTTAGATATGATGACCCTTTTTGGAGTAGTTTTTACCCTCCAAATGGTTGGCGATGCCGATGCAGAGTCAGGGCTTTAACCAAAGATGACTTAGATGGAGCAGAACCTGATGATTCGGATGGCTGTTTATCTGAAGAAATGGAACTTGTATCAAAAAAATCAGGTGAGATGAAGCCTGTAACTGTTTACAAAGACCCACTGACAGGACACAAAATCAAACCCGATGTCGGTTGGAGTTATAACCCCGGCAAAGACAATGGAATTTTAGATAATGAGGATTAATCCCAATTTAAACAATATTTAAATAGCATTTATACAGGAGAAAATTATGACAATTGACACAAAACATTTACTCAATTGGGTTGGTGGAAAAAGATTATTGAGAAAAACTATTGCCCCACTTATCCCGATAGATATTAAATCCTACGTTGAACCTTTCGGCGGTGGTGGTTGGATTTTGTTTTACAAGCCCCGTTGGGCAGATTTGGAAATCTACAACGACTTAGATGGAAGACTTGTAAACCTCTTCCGCATTGTTAAATACCACCCAGAAGCGTTAAAGGACGAGCTTAAATATTTACTCGGTTCTCGTGAAATGTTTATGCAGTTTTTAAAGGCAAAACCTTATACTGACATCCAAAAGGCAGCACAATTTTTATTTTTAATTACTCGTTCTTTTGGTGGCAGAGGCGAAACCTATGGAACTGTCAAAAAATCCTCTGGCGGAGCAAGTAAAAGCCAAACAAATATTTTATATAAAATTGATGCAATTCATAAACGCTTAGACAAAGTTTTAGTTGAAAACAGAGATTTTGAAAAGCTAATAAAACAGTATGATCACGAAGATGCTTTTTTCTATTGTGATCCACCTTACACCTGCGGATGCGGTTATGAAGTAACTACAACTGAAGGCTTTGCACATGAAAAGTTGAGGGATACCTTAAAAAACATTCAAGGCAGATTTTTACTTTCCTATGATGATTGCCCTAAAATTCGGGAGTTGTACAAAGACTTTGAAATGATTGCGGTAGAGCGCTTGAATGGGATTAATAACAAAATCGAAAATCGGGAAAACAAAATGTTCAAAGAACTTCTAATTGCAAATTATCCTATTAAGGAGCTATTTAATGGACGAACCAATTGAAATAAAAATAGACAACAAAGAGCTTAATCAGATACTGGATAAGCTCTTTGAGAAAACAACAGATTTAAAACCATTGATGAAAAGTATTGCCGGAACAATGGCGGATGCTGTTGAAGAAAATTTCAAGCAAGAAGGTCGACCTAAATGGGCAAAATTAAAAGATTCAACAATAAAACTTCGAACCCAAAAAGGATACTGGCCCGGAAAGATTTTACAAATGAGAGGCGAACTCGCAGCCTCAATTACTTCAAATTATGACGGAACTTCTGCAATTGTCGGTTCTAATAAAGAATATGCACGAATTCATCAACTCGGTGGGGAAACTGGAAAAAATAAAAAAACAAAAATCGAAGCTAGACCTTATTTAAAATTAGATGAAAAAGATTTAAACAATATTTTAAAATTAGCTTCAGATTACTTGTAAATTTAAAGTGCATTTATGTTACAAAGTATTAAAAAATGCCTGAAAAGTCAAAAAAATAGTAAATTTTTCACTAAAAAAAATCTTTATATTAATATGTGTGATCATGTAAGGAAGTGTTATTTTGGTTGTAGAAGTAGAATCAATAAAACAAAATAATTCAAATCTCAAAAACAGAGAATATGTTTCCCCTGTTATAGATGAACCTGTATGTATTTTTGATAAAAATATCCCTCAAAAACATACAGAAAAAGATAACTCTTTGTTTTCTGTTGCTAAAGCAATTCCGACATTTAGAAGAGTATCTTCTGCTCCTGATGAAGTAGAAAAAGGTAATGTTGCTACTGCTGCAGGAATGGCGAGTTTAGCACTTATTAATGCCCCAGAAGATTTTAGAGATATGAAAAATGCATATAGTCAAATTAAATCAGCAATTAATGGTGAAAAATACCAATATAAATATGATTACACAAAATATCAACATCCGTTTTCATTTGTAAGAGGAACCTTTATTAAATGATGTCGCAGATCCAAATAAAGCAAGGCATAAAGAATTAGCAAAGAAAATATTAAAAGGAGATGTAACCTTAGCTAGAACTAGATTTGGTCAGAAAGTATTTAAGATTTTGGGTGTTGAATGCGTTGATGAGATCGAAACAAGAGTTCATGACTTTGGATCTACAGAAGCTGCACCAAAATTTGTTAAAGCGAATGTTTATGAAGGTTCAGGTTTTGGCAAACTAACGGCCCATTCCCTTGAAAGAACTACAAAATACGGTGTTTTAGCAATGGCACTTTTGGAATCCCCAAAAATTATTAAAGCATTTAATAATGGTGATGATATTGAAGAAAAAATTAAAAATGGTGGCAAACAAGTTTTAAAATCAGGAATAAATGTTGCAGCTATTACCGCAGGTATAGGTTACGCAGGTGCAATTGGAGCTCAAAAGCTTGGACCTGTTGGCTCATTAGTTGGAATGGGAGCAGGAGCAATAATAGGTGGTTATGGCTCTAAGAAACTTCAAGAACTTGTTGCTTAACTTATTTTTTATTATCCCCTTTTGATGCAAAAATTTTTTTAACCCATTGAATGTCACAGTCAAAACCATTTTGAAATTTAGGGAAATAATGTTTTTTTGCAGCTTCTAAAGTATCAATAGCATCCTGTTCGGAAATTTCTGAAAAGAAGACACTATCTGTAAGATCTCTCTTGCAACCAATATCATTTTTAAGTTTAGTTAACCATTGAGTATTGACCGCACAAAATGCGGGGGTTTGGAATTTGGTATTTGTTTGATTTACATTATTTGTATTAAAATTTACTAACATGTTATATTTTTACCTTGTTC